TAGAGAGAAGAGCTAACGCCTAGGACGGATCGCAGCTGTGAAGCTGTAATAATTGCTGGCATTAGCTCTTCCCTTCTACTACTCGACTAGCTCGGGAGCGAACTAGTCGATGTCTGATTTATTCGGTTTACGCCTTGTTATTCTTAAATGCGCCAGCTGCGATCTTCGTAGCTAGTGCGCCGTAACCGTAGTAACCGACTGTGATCTGGCCAGAAGCGATTACGTCCGCGCGTAGGCGGAAAGTAGGTCCTTCGTACCATGTGTAAGCGTCTGGGTTAACGACTAAAAGAGTTCCGTCGCCATCGCCCGCGTTAGTTGGGTCTACGAATAGATCCAAGCCCGCGACTGTTCCCACTAGTGAATCTGGACGAACTACGCCGCCAGCGTTCATTGGCTGTGAAGCGTTATAAATCGGACGTCCTGAATCGTTCAGAGTCATGATGTTAGCCCACTGGCCAGTCGATGCGATAAGTGACTTAGCGAATGGACGTGGAAGACCAGCTGTAGCAGCGTAAACAGAAGCAGCACCACGAGAGACAATTCCAAGAAGCTCTGCAGCTGTTGGATAAGTCGATGTAGTAGTTCCGTCTGCTGTTGCTCCTGAGATTAGAAGACCGTTTACGTAAGCATTCTCGGCCTTAGCCTTAGCTGCTGCCATGTTACGGATTAGCTCCTCGAAGAATGCTGGAGAAGTACGATCCAAGAGTTCCACGCTGAAAGTCTGCTGTCCCGCGAACTTTTTAACGTCTACAGTGATGAAAGCTGAGTTCTGATCTGTCTCTGATGGAGTTCCTTCTTCGGCTGTTACTGCCACTGTAGGAGCTTGGGTAATCTTAGGAATCTCGAAAGACATTCCCGCATCTGGAAGAGTTCCACGAGAGATCGCGTCGATAGATGGACGGATCGATGTCGAAAGTCCGTTTACCACTTCTGCCATCTGGCGAGTAGGTACGAGACCCGCGTTATCTGTTGTGTTATCCGCAGCTAAAACGTACTGGCGAGCTTGATCGTCGCCCATCGCTGCGCGGATTGTGTTTTCCACGTACTTGGCAGCTGTGAACTCCAAGCGTGGCTTAGTGAATGATCCGCCTACGATTGGCTTCGCTGCGGCTGTGATTGACTGAGCAGCTTCGACCGTCTCGACGGTTTCCGCGTTTGTGACGGTGTTGTCCACTTCGTCTCCTTCTGTTGTTGTTGGTATTACTTCCTCTTCCACTGTGGAATCGGAAATCTCTTCGGCGACTTCTTCGCCTTCTGTTGCTGCGACTTCGCTAACGCGAGCAGAACGTACCGCTGGCTCTGTAACGAGTGCGACGCCAGTTAATTCTCCAGCTAGAACGCGCATAGTGCCGTCCTTTAGCATGATGTAATCGTCTACAGCTAACTCGATAGAGAATCCATCGCGAAGTCCGTCCATCGCTTCGGTTAGTGCATCTGTTCCCGCTGTAGTATTTGTAATCTTAAAGACTGCGTCGATCGAATCTTCGTTTAGTGTCATGTCTAAAGTTTTACCGATTGGACGAGTGCGATCATGTTCCAAGTTAAGCTTTACTGGAGCTGGCTGGATTGAACCTTTAGCGAATACGACTTTTCCAGTTGATGCGTTCGCTTCTTCATCGAATGCGACGATGCGCCCGCTAATTGTGCGCGAGTTAGAATCTGCCGCTGTGATGTTCATAGGTGTAGTTATTTTCATAGAAGTAGATCCTCTTCTTCGCGGATTTCATTGATGCTCATCGCACCAATTCGATTTAGGATTTCGTAAACTTGCGCGCGCTCCATTGGATTACCGCGTAAGAAATCATCTAGATCGAACTTTACGTCCTGACCCAAGGGAGTAAAGTCCGATAAAGATAAACGCTGCTCGATCGCTGTCATAAGCGGACGCAGCGAATAATCGATAAGAGAACGACGTTCGCTTACTGCATTAGAGTAAGTAAAACTGTTTGGCTCTGCACTTGCAAAATAAGCTGGAAGACCAGCGGCGCGACATAACTCCAGGGCTAAATAGCCACGAGCTTCGTTTAGTTGAAGATTCTTAGGATCATAACCGACAGTCTCGATCGATACGTCACCGTTCAAGAATGTAACAGCTTTAGAAGTGCGATTCTTAAACGCTGCTACTAATGCAGCTACACGATCTTTCGGAAGTGCGACGCCAGAGTTCTTTAGAATCGTTTGTGGATTCGGATTGATTGCGAAGTCGTAAGCTGTTTTTTCTAATGCCGAAGCTGCGCGAATAGTACGTCCCGCGCGATTTAGGATTCCTTCATCGAGTCCAGTAAAGACGACTAATTCGCTTGGATCGATTGGCATTCCATCGACAGCATAACCGTCGATCTCTGTTCCGTTCGCGTTTGTCGTAACAGTTACGCGAACAGGATCGATTCGCTCCATCGCTTGGATTCTTCCAGTGTCCGCATAACGAGCCATTACGCGCGCATAGCCGTAACCCGTAAACAGTAAATCTTCTGCGAGCCATGACCAGAACGCCGATCCCGCGATGCGTGGATCTGGCTGATTAATCACGCGCGGCTGTTGAACTTTTTCGCCAGTTGCTACGTTACGAGTGTGCATCTCGAAAGATCCTATAGTCGTACAGATAATGTTGCGCGCGCGAGCTAGAGCTGGAACGCCCATCGCTTCGGTACGTGTAGCGGTTTGATTACCCATAAAGTAATAACCGCCGAGAGAGTTAAGAGTGTTAACTGGATACAGCGATTCGGCCGCTTCGATGTTTATCGAAGAAGCTGGAGCGGCGGCAGCTTTAACCGTCGGAACGAATAGATCGAATAATCCCATGGCGCAATTCTAGAGAAGCCGTTACACCTAGCCGACCATGATGTCAAGATCCGTCTGTGGGCGTGTCGCGTAATGAGTGACTAAGGCTGTCGCAACCGTCGCGCATACAGTCGACTGAGAAGCTCTCCGCCCGATAGTCCAGCCACCATCTCCGAACGGAAGTCTCGCAGCTGATAAGATCTGCTTGGAGAGTTCTGTCTGTTTCGGGTCGTGTCGTAATCTCTTCGATGTGATAGCTCCTAACAATTCGTCGCAAGCTTGGCCATACAGTGCGCCGTCGATGTCTGAGATAGGTATCCCAGCGGGAACTAACCGCGCACTTATAGCCGAAGCCGTTCTCTTAGAATACGCGACCGTCTCGACTGGATACTGCTTTACATAGGGAGCGATGTCGTTCGCGATCGCTTTATCGTCAAGGTTTATCGGATTATGCCAAGTGTGTAAGAGCTTCACGAAGAACCGCTCGTCGTCGATCTGTTGAGCTGCGACTAATGCCGCGTCGCGACGATTCGGACTTACGTCGATGCCCAGCCAAGTCGTCTTCTCTGGATCAAGCTCCAAGCCTTCTTCTGCACACTGATTCCACTCTTCGGCGGGAATAGCTGCCGAGATAGTAGCTACCCATCTACAGAGAACTTCTGTCTTTACGACATCTGGCGGATCATTAAGAACGGCCCGAATGTTATCGATGTGGATAGTGTGTCCGAGTGCTGGATTAGCCATCGCCGCGCCTTTCCAGAACGCGGGCGAATCGTCGATCTTCTCGTAATTAGACGAATACTCATAGTAAGCAATGTCGTCGCCCTTAGCTGCGGACATGCCACGCTCGCGCAGCTGATTAAGAACGATGGAATGTTGATCTCCCGCATTCGATAGCGTCCAGAGCTGCGGCGACTTTGCGGCCATCATCGTATAACGCAGAGAAGCCCACGTCGATTCGTCTTTAAGCTCTCTCGTCTCATCAACGAAGACGGTCTCGGGCTTGGAAATACCGCGAGCAGCTGAGCCGCCAGCTTTAACCATGTACCGACCGCCGCCGAACTCGGATTTAAGTTCGATCTCTTCTGATCCATGCGCCCAGCGGATTCGCTTTACTTGTCTGGCCAGATGTTCGTTCTCTTCGATGATGTTTACGATGTCTCGAAAAGTTTCCAGCGATGTAGTAAGTCGATGAGCTGTTCCGATCTGGAGTCCGTCATGCCATAAGAAGAGCCCAGCCAGAGCTCTAATCTTCATAAGCGTAGTCTTACCATTCTGGCGCGCCACGACGACAGTTACTAAAGGGTGCGCCCAGCGTCCATCGGGCTTATACCGATGAGCCTCTAAAGCTACCCATCGCTGCCAAGGTAGAAGCGGAAGCTTGATGGAATCGGCAAAATCGATTAGATCCTGACCGCGTGACGGTAGATCTAAGAGTTTAGAGTGGATTCTGGGAGTCGGAGAGCCTAAATAGAGTCCTGTAGTTCTCTCGGTAGCCGATGTGAGGCTATCTGAGCCCTTTTGAGCCGTCTCTGTACCTTTCGAGGCTTCTGCGTGGCTATTCATGCTTTATCGAGTCGTTTGGTGGTGAAAGAAGACCGCGGGAGAGAGTGGCGGTGGAACTCCCATCTAAAAAAAGACCCGCCTTCTTAGTTTTAATCATGTCCATCTCTTCGGGAAGCCTATCTTGACGACTGAAGTTACACCGCTTACATGCTGCGACTAGGTTATCGGGATCATCTGACCCGCCTCTAGCTACTGGGATCACATGGTCGCAAGTGTTCGCTTCGCTTCCACACCAAAAGCAGATCCAACCATCACGATTCAAGATCCTAAGTCTTAGCTTCTTCCACTGTGTCGAGTTGCTCTTACGCTGTGAGTGTAGAGTCATTAGTAATAGTTCCGTTCTTGATGGAATGCCCAAGCTTTACAGCTCGTACCATACCGCTTAGACACATAGCGAAGCGTGGCGTCTATTTGTCTAAATGGATCTAGATCTCTGTAGTGCTTGGATCTCATCTGGCCAAGTCCGTAATGGCTTCCGTTCTTAGCTGTATAAGACCATCTGGATTCTTTAGTAATGATCTTGTTGAAGCACTGGAACTCTTTATAATCCAAGATCTGAGAATGAGCGTAAAGCTTTAGATGATCGATGGAGTAGTTAGCTGCATGGGCAGAGCTTGACCCTTGCTGAGCGATGAGCGCGATTAGAACTAACAGAAACCTAGACGTTTTTATCTTTATCTTTTTAGCTTTATCTTTTAAGACTGAAAGAACTTCATTCTGTCTAAAGAGTGTAAATGCTCTCTGTGTCTGTATGCGTCCAGCGTACACCCATAAAGCAAGGCTATCGAGCGTATGACGTGGCTGTGCGTTTATAACAGTTTTATAACGATTTGATAACGTTTCGTTATAATTGTCTATCAACACTGTGGACTTAGCCTGTGGATAACTCATGGTTTACCGCCCCAGCCGTTACCCTTAAACACAATTCCGCCTAGGGAGTAGACGCGCTTCATGGGCACTGTGCAGCTCTCACAGTAAGGATCTCTGGCGAGTGTGTCTTCGATCGGACGCTGGACTTCTAGCTCTTTACTGCACACTTCGCACCGATACTCATAGGTCGCCATTAGCTTCTCCAATTAGTGCCACCGTCATAGTCGAACAGACGCAGCACTGGATCGTCTTTACATTATCTGGAAGATTATCTGTAATTACACGAATGAGCTGATCGGTGTCTTTCTTGCACATTCGGCACTTATAGCGCAGCTTGTCCATAGTTAGATCCCTTCAAGTTTTCAATAGGCTGTAGATTCTTTTGATCTACCCACCAAGTAGGTTGCTTAGAGTTCTTATACTTAGGCCGCTTGGCCATGGCTACAGGTATCCAGCCCGCTAGTCTGTAGTTCGGCGATGTACCTACGACCAGAATCGCCACGTCTGTAACTCGATCATTCTCGTAGACGATGAGCTGGCCGTTCTCGTAACGTGTCCATCTGACCTCGATGTTCGAGCCTACGTCTGCCGTCTCCTTGAAGCGTGAAGCCCGGGGATTGAAGTCGATGTAACCAAGGTAACGAGCTACAAGGATCTCCGCGACGATTGACTCGGCTACTTGCGCGACGTAATCATGAAAGCCTAATCGTCTGTCGTATCGGCTGGAATGGTCTGGCTGACCGTAGACCTCGGCGATACGTTCTAATGCCACTGTGTGCGCTAGGACTTTATCCTCGATCGTAGGTTTAATCTTCATCGTAAAGCCTCGACTATTGCTTTAATTGTTTCGCATGGATAAGCCCGACACTCACATTCGTCATCGCTGCCCCATTCGCCACAGCCCCAACATTGTTCGTGAGCTTCACACGTTTTTCCGTTGTCATCATCTGGAGTATGTAATTCGACGACCGAACGAAGAGCATTAACGAAATCGACTAAAGTTTTCACGTCGCCGAATCCGTTGGACAGTCCGACGTTAAAGTCGTCCATCTTGGCCACTATCTCATCGTGAGTCATCGGCAGCCACCACAGAGCCAGATTAGCTTCTCTCCGCCTTGGCCCTTGGTATAACCGAAAGCGTCTAACTTGGTCCACTTGCTACAGCTGTCGCACTGCTCGACTTTATACTCTGCAATTACTTCGCCATCTTGGAGAAGCTTTCCAGTCTTAGTCTGAGGATTTAGAAGTTCGATGTAGCTACTCATCTTTAGACCTGTGGCTTCCACTTGCCATCGCTGGCTAAGACGTACCACAGCGGCGCGCACTGTGTCGCCTTTGTCTTCTCTACGCAGAACCAACCGCCCCACGCCTTTCCAGTCTTAGCTTCGCCAGTCTTAAAGATTCTATGTCCGTGGCTGCACTGTGGAGCTTCTGGAAGTAACTCGCCGCCTAGCTGCTTCTTGATTTCGTCCATCGATGAACCAAGGCTGGGAATGCCGCTTTGCTCGGCTTCTTCTGCCGTCTTATAACTTGGCACGTCGCCGAACTTAGTAGTCCAAGGATCGTAATCGTCTGCCGTTGAGTTCGCTACTTTCGCGCTGATCGTTTCGACCTTCTCCATGTCCTGACGAGTCGGACGCTTATCTGTACCTAGTAAAAGGCCGATACACCTTCCGATTGCGGACGTAGTTGTATCTTCTACGAAAAAGCGTTTCATCTGGACGTTGTAGGTCGCAACGTTACCGAATGCGTAATCGGTAGCTGACGGATTGAGATCTTCATACTCGCGATAGATCTGGCACTGAATAAGGACGTAACCCTTTTCGGCGTTGAAGTCCACGATGTTAGTCTGGATTCTAGCTGTCGGGTGAGTGACCCAGAGACGCGCGATTCTGGCGGCTACGTCCTCGTAATTGTCTAAGAAGCTCATTAGCGCACGTCCTTAGCTGCGTGACGTGAGATAGCACGACCGCGCTTAAAGCCTTCGCGCTGGCCTTCTTTATAACCTACTGAGTAGCTCATCGCTGACCAGAGAATACACGCTACTGTCATAGCGATAACGATAGATAGTTCGTTCATTACTTGCTCCCGATACTGGGAGCGTCGTTCGCGCTCCCTATGTAAAGAGTGAAGCAAGAACGCGCTTAGGTCAAGATTCCCGCGTGGCTATCGGCGTGTCGATTGGCGGTTTCGGCTTGGACTTTAGTCCGTTACCCGCCAGAACTCCACCCAGTGATCCAGTTAAGAAGATCGAAAGAGTCTTTAGTAAATCGATAAAGGCCGCATCGTTTGGAGCTTGCGCTCCGATTGGCTGTGTAACGAAGATAAGCGCATAAGTAATTCCAAGGGTCACGATCAAGAAGACAGCTGCTAAAGTCGCGCCGATTATTAGGATTAAAGTCGCGTGGACTTCTTCTGGACTACGACGTCGCGATGGGCTGTGGAGCTTCTTCTCCAAGGACGTCGCTAGTGCATGTTCCAGTAGGGACGCACTGCGGCTCTTGGCATTCTGGCTTCTGCCAGTTCTCGTAATCTTGGCACTCATAACGAATCCAACCTTGGTAACCACAGGCAGACAGCCCAGCCGAAAGGATTAAGGCTAGACCGCCCGCGAGTAGTCTCCGAGTCACTTCCCCTGTAACCCGAAAGCTGAATCTTTAGGATTAAGCCAGCGCAGGATTACAGGCAGAACGGCGGCAAGGCCCGCCATGCCGATCGCCTTCGGATCTGTAACTCCAGCCATGTAAACAGCTATCGACGCAGCTAAGAAGCTACGCGCCCAGCTTGCGGCTAACGCTTTTAAGTTTTCCATTAGTTTTCTCCTTAATCTTCGGCTTCGCTGCCGATTGAGTAGGTACTTCGACGACTGGATAATCGCCAGCATAAGCTACGAACTTAGGACGTCCGAAGCCTACGACTTCTTTACCGCTCCCGAATGCGCGCTCTTTAACCATAACCATTCCGCCGTTGCGTTGATCGCCAGTTCCGCTAGTGTTACCTTCGATCGTAATAACTGTCTTGGATTTGACTCCGACTACGATTCCGATGTGCGAGATACGGTCGACTCCATCATGCGGAAAGTCCATAAATGCTAGATCGCCGATCTTAGGCTCTGAATCTACCCAGCGACTTACTTCTTTAAGCTTATGCGCTCCCGCAGCTGTTGAGACCATCGATGGAAGTTTTACACCCGCTTCATGGAAACACCAATTAACGAAAGATCCGCACCATGGCAGACCGTCCGCCTTTGTAAACTTTCCGTACTTTGTAAGGTTATTGCCTTCTTCGATCGTTCCGACCTCTTTAAGAGCTACTTCGACTACGGCCGCAGCTGTTCCGATTGGGTAAGTCATGATAGAAGTAACCGAGCTTCTTCTTCTGTAATTCCAAGGCGATTTAGAAGAGCTTCTTTAGAAGTTGCCTTAGCTGCTTCTTGATCGGCTTTCCATTGATCCACTTGCGCAAATCCTGCTTGAAATTGAGCTTTAGTAATTGGCTCGCCAGCAATCCACTGAATAGAATCGTAATCATCGCCGTAGATGATCCATTCTTTATCGGGACATAACATAGATAGAACTTCTCCACCTGTAGCCATAATTAGACTCCTACTTCGATGAGCGTGATAGTTGACGTGCTGCCATTTGCGTTCATTTGATTTTGTAAAGTGACGGTTCCAGACCCAGCTAGACGCGCGTACTGTGTTTTATACGTTAACGCGCTAGTCGATGATGGAGAATCTAGCCAGTTAAATCCAATAGATTCACCTTGGACGGCTGTAGCTGCGCCCGCCATTTTATTCGAGAGGTCTGTAATAACAGCTAAATCGGTCGAAGTTCTAACGAGTTTTAACTTAATTCCTTGATTTGTAACTGTGTCGGTCGTTGCTCCGTTAGTGTTTACGAAGACTAGGACTTTGCTAGATGTAGATGATGGAGTAATAGTCGCGGTTAGACCAGTGTCCGCGTAGGTAGTCGTGCTTGACGAAGTTTCGGTCGAGTAAGAAGCGAAGACGACTTGGAGCATTTTACCGCCGCCGCCCCACACGAAGTCCATGTCGGTGTCCGAGTTCTTCTTTAAGTATTGGCCAGTGGTGCCACCTTTAAGATCTACTAAAGAAGAGTCGATAGAATCGCCGAGAGTCTCGATCGCTGTCGCTCCGTCTTTTACTAAGTCGGTCGAAGTTGGAACACTCCAGCCGAAGTTAGGCGTCGTCGTTGCCATGTTTTCTCCTTTATGCGACTACTGTCGCGTTTAACCATTGTAGTGTAGGGCTTAAAGTGTTCCAGCTTTCGGAAGCTGACACAGAGTTCCAGCGATACGCGTCGAGTGAATAAGCCACTGGCGTAACGTAAAGATCAATAGCCAGCGAGTTATAGCCAGCCGTAAACTTCCAGCCCTCGACGAAGCCTTGGAAGTTCATTCCCATGTTTATAGGTAGATCTGAGATGTTTACTGGCATTCCCATAAAGACGCCTATAAGAGCGTCACGATCTGAATCTGTGACGTTAGGGCTTCCCAGTGGGAATCTGATGGACTCGAAGTTAGCTCGCGGGTAAGCTCTTAAAGCCAGATAGAACGCGGCTTGGTTTGTGGCATCTACGCCGTTCTCTAATGTCGTCGTAATGTCCTCGGCCAGTGCGCCGTAGATGGCGATCGAATCGTCTTCTTGGTCTGTTACTTGCTGACTGTTTTTATAGGTGATCGTCATTACGTTACGAACGTCGCCAGACCTTTTAGAAGTCTGTAATCCAGAAGAGTAAGCTTCGTTAGCTGAAAGATCCACGTAGCCGTTCGCTGTTAGGTATTCGCTGCGCCTAGTACTGTCCGCGTACCCGATTCGGCCTTCGGAATCTTCGTAGATGTAACCGAGTCCAGAAGTAGCCAGAGCTGCGACTAAAGAATAAGCGTCTGTAACGTTGCTAGACCTTGCTGTAAGTTCATAATTTCCCGGACGGTCGATCTGCCCTACTCCACTGTTTAGAGCATTGGCCCAGATTGTCGTCGGATCGTAATCGGCCCAGCTAAGAGCGGCTGGAACTTCATTCCAAGTTCCGTAAAGAATGCCGTCTAGAATGTCGTAAATTTGATCGCCCTCGAAAGCTTTTGCGAGAATGCCTTCGGTTAGAACTTTTGGAAGACGTGAAAGCGCGCCTAAAGCTGTTAAGTTAATGCTCTGGACTATGCCGCCAGTTCCCGATCTTTCGACTGTTACTAAAATGTCCGTAACACTTCCGCCGAAGATTGCCACTGGAGTCGCTGTCGAGTTCTGTACGAATACAGTAATCGACGAGTTAATGTCGACGATAATCGGTGAGACGTCTAAATTAAGGAGCTGTAAATTACAATAACCCGCGACCGCTTGGGAATAGATGTCTGTACGCCCTGACTGAATCGAGACATTAGCTAGCGTTACGTTATTGTATTCGTTGCCGTCGATCTGTACGGACCAGACTGGAGTCCATTGGCTCACGAGCTAAAGACCAGACTATTCGCGCCTAGCGCGCCGCGAGCGTTTGAGCGATTAAGAAGATTTACGATAGTTCTGGCTGTACCTTCCGCGTCGAGTGCGCCGTTTACAGTTAAGTTTATGACAGTTCCGCCGCCCATGGCAGAGTTCGGAACGATGTTACCCGAGCCACTTGGGACGAATAACTCTGGACCGCGTTCTCCTACTAGGTAAGACTTACCCGAGCTCACTGGACCGCCCGCAGCTCTAGCTCCACCGAAGACATTATCTATGACTCCGCCGATACCGCTAACGAGAGGATTATTCTTGACAAAGTTTACGAATGCGACGATCGCGCTATAAGCGTTCCCAATAAACTCGGACAGCTGCGAGAATCCGTTAATAAGAATAGTTACGACTGTAGCTACAGCTTCAAGAGCGATCTTTAAGGTAGTGCCTAAGATCGGAGCTAGATAAGTCTTAACGAACTCCCAGATAGCCTTTAAGAATCCTAAGAATGGCTTTAGTTCGTCTTGATTTTCGATAAGGGATTTCTTAATAATCTCAAACGCCTTAAAGAGTCCCTGTAAAATTGGGAGTAGTAAATTAGCAATAGCTGGAATAAATTGGTCGACGATAAAAGACCAGAATGCTTTAAGAGCTGGGAATAGATCCTCTTTAATAAATGCCGCTATAGACTCGAACTGTGGGCCGAGCTTTTCGCCTAAACTAGAAGCAAAGTCGGATACAGCTGGAATAACATTATTAACGATTCCAGAGATTAGCGGAGTGATAGCGTCTAGGACATAAGCTCCGACTGTCTCTTTTGCTTCATCAAATGCCACGTTAAGACGAGCCATCTTTCCCGCAAAAGTGTCGGCTTGCTTACCAGCTTGGCCCTCAAAAGTTGCAGCTAGTTTTGCCGTAACTTCATCGAATGAAAGAGTCTTTAATTCTGCCGCACTGATTCCGACGCCCAGTTTACCTAGTGCGGCCGTGTTACCTTCGTAACCCTTAGCTAGAGCATTAGAGACAGCTTCTAGCGACTTACCGCTTCCCGCTGCGATGTCTAAAGCTATAGTCTGGAGCTTCTGAGCTTCTTCGACTGACTTCGTACTTCTGACTAGGCGATCTAAACTCGGACGAAGTTCGTCGTCGGTGATTCCAGTTAGTAAAGACGTTTTAGTTATCTGAGCTTCTACAGCTGCGATCTGAGCGTTCGTAGCGTTAGTCGTATTTTGTAAAGACGTGGCTAGCTTTACTTGGGCCGCTTCATCTTCTATCGCAGCCTTAACTCCATCGATAAGAAGCTTTCCAGCATAGGCAGCCGCAGCCGCGCCAGCGATAGCAAAAGCCGCCGCTGCTTTTTTACCGAAGTCTCCGACTCGGTTTCCAAAGCTTTCGACTTCATTCGTCGCACCTTTGACGCCTTTTTTTAGCTCATCGAAGTCTGCGTCGAAAGTTATCTTTACTTTTGGAATGCCCGCCATTAGTCGAGTCCCTTACTCTTAATGATTGCCTGAACTATGTCGATGTATTCTTTCGCGACTATGGGCGTGTAATAGTCAACAGCTGGAGAGATCCAATAACCGCGCTTATTACGTGGAGCCTTAAATCTATCTGTGTAAGCGCGTCCAAGTGAGTCGACGCCTTTACCGCCGCCGTATTCTGTTCCCCATAGAAGCGCACCCGCTGGAGCTGCTTGCTGGCGAACTTTTGCGCCTTTACCACTCTTAGAAGCTTCTCCGCCGTACTTACGACCGACTTTCTTAGGCCCACCAATGTCCACGCGAATAAGACGATCTCTCTTAGCTACGATCGTCTGAGCCACTAGTTTAGTCTGCGGAGCTGGCGCGCTTTGTGAGAACATCATAAGCTGGCCAGCCAGACGCTTAGATAATGGAAGAGCCGCGTCGCGGACTTTATTCTGTGTTTCTTTATCTAGAAGATTTAGCGTCTGGATCAAGTTTTTAAGCGCGGCTGGCTCGACTTCTATCGAGTAGACGCCCTTCTTACTTGCCATTACGTTTCTCCAGAATCTCGATCGCTGTAAGTATCTGCTCCGCTGTCTGCCACTCGCTCATCGGGATCTGTGTCGCGATGGCTAGTTCGACGATAAGCCGATTTAAGCTTCCAGCGGGATAGCTTTTGGGTTTGCAGAACTGGCCTTAACTTCCGCTACCGTCTCGATCCAGACCTCGTAAGGCTTGATCGGAGTTCCCGCTGCTTCGCGCTTCATGGCACTGTAGCCAAGAAAGAGAAGATCGTTCACTCCGATAGATTCGGCTTGCTGGATAGTTTTTCCAGTTTTACTTTCCCACTTTGACCACTCTGGAGAAGCCGCCACGTAAGTAGCGGCCTCTCCTGAAAAGTATTCGACTTCTATGTTTAGTTTCATGCTCTGCTCCCGATTCTTATCTTTAGCTGAATGTCTCTGTAGGTGTTCCCACAACTGTAAAGCTCATGCTAACAGTTTGAGCGTCTGGCGATGATCCGCCCACGCTTGGGAATAGTGGAAGAACGTTAAATGCGAAGACTGCGCCTGTAACAGCTGTAAGCGATACCGCTAGAGTCGTGTTAGGTGCTGTCTCTGCCGCTGTCCATAGAGCTTCGCAGAGTGAATCCGCTGCGCCCCAGTCCGCGAGCATCTCGACATCGAACGTCCACTGTGAATCGATCGACTTGTAAGCCTTCGAGTAAAGTGTGTCGTAAGTTTCGATAGTGACATCGCATGAGAGCGTCGCGCTTGTCGCTTGCTCGTCGTAGTTCTTAGTCGCGATCGTCATAGCGAGATCGCGTCCAGTAATGACGGTCGTGGCCATTGTTTCTCCTTAGTTAGTTTGTGTGTAGTAGGTCGAAAGCTGAATCTCGCAAGCGAGAATCTCTGACGCGCCTATCGTTAACGGAATCGGATTCGATACGTCTCCGACTTCATACCCTGACGGAATAGCCGCCAGAATGCTAATTACGAGCTTCTCGATGTTATCGAGCGCGCTCTGATTATCGTAAATTGCTACGCCCACAGTCATAACTAAATTAACTTTTAGCTTGACGTTGGACTTACCTAAGAACGTAGGCTGTAAATAAGGTACGTTCGGGACGATCGCCGCGAATGGAACGATGGGCGACTCTGGAACTGAGTCGTAAGTGTTAGCCGCTACTCCTGCGATGGCTGTCTTTAATGGAGTACGGACGCTAGTTAAGATCGAGCTTGCTGTCATTATCCGACCATCGTGTCGACGTCGATGTAATTACCCAAGAGGCCCACGACGCGATTTAAGAGGCTGCGCCCCATGCGATAGGGACTCGAAGCGAAGTCGAGACCTTCGATCTGACCGCCCGCAGCTGTGCGAGATTGAAAAACTTCGATAGATACTGCATAGATAGCGGACTCGATCGACGCGTTACCCACGTAGAGAGTCGCAGCTGAATAACCGCTAAGAGTTGCCGTTCCGTTCGGAATGATCTGGCGACGTGTTACGTCCGAAGATGTAAGAGCGGCAGAAAATGAAGAATCTGTAACGACTGTAAGAGTGTGAGTAGCTGTAAATGGAGCTGGAAGTCCAGTAACGACGATCGACTGTCCTACGACGAAAGGGTGTGTCCGTCGAGTGTAGAACTTGGCTACGTTAGCTTCTAACTCGTACTCCACGATCGCCGTCGTGTTCTGAATAAGTAAAGGAAGAATCGATTGCTCGGCTGTGTCGATGATGTCATCGAGATAAGAATCCGAATAGAGAGAAGAGCTAACGCCTAGGACGGATCGCAGCTGTGAAGCTGTAATAATTGCTGGCATTAGCTCTTCCCTTCTACTACTCGACTAGCTCGGGAGCGAACTAGTCGATGTCTGATTTATTCGGATTACTGCTTGTTATTC